CGTCCGAGGCGGCAGGAGATTTGGTGTACATGGAGTTGCCTGTCATTCGATAGGAGAAGAACCTATCTATGGACTTGGGAGCGGGTGTCTCTTTGTTGCAGGAGACCAAGACTGCGAGCCCTGCGAATAAGGCCGAAAGGATTGCTTTTTTCATGTCTTTGTTATTTATATGTCCGTTCTACAAAGATAGGAAATTGTTTTGGTAAATGCAAGACCGCTCCGAGGAAAAAATTCGTAAAAACCTCAGAGCGGCCCACAACAACGGTTATGGCAGTAATCCGTACGGCAAAGATATGATTTTTGTGCGATTTTTCAAAAAAGTCTTGCAATTCTCGAATTTTTTGCTTTACTTTGCATTGAAATCAGAAATAGCGATGTCGCGAGGTGCTCCGAACCCACCGAGTGCGCAAGATAGATACTACTTTGTAGTTCGCCCCTTGTAAGGTATGGTTCGGATACCAAGCAAGGGGCAATTTTTTATCTTTATGACGGATTACAGAAGAATTTACGAAAAGGCTTTTGGTATTACGTGGGACAGGAAACTTTATGAAGTCCACCACATAGACCAAAACAGGCAAAACAACGACATTTCAAACCTCCTGTTGCTACCGAAGGAGTTGCATCAACGCCTCCACTACCGCCTTTATTCGATAGAGTTAATCAAGGACATGACGTTAATTGAGGTGATAAGGACGCTTGCGTCAAAGGCGCAAAGCACCGTCAGCATGTGTTATTACGACCTTTCCCGTGTTATTGATTACATGGACGAGGTTTCTTTTTGGGTGATGCTCAAAGAGTTTCGTTACTCAAAGGAACGGATGCGCAGTTTTAACGTTGAAGGAATAGAAACACTCGGATAATATGACCTACACGATTAACATAGACCAAGCGTTTGCACAGGAGCGTGGCTTGACTTTAACACAGGTCGCCACCCTATCTGCGTTCTTGTCCTTGCCGATTTGGTCTAAGGCCATTGTAAAGGACGGACAGATTTGGTACACGTATTCAGACGAAAAGATGTCGCAGGATTTCCCTCTCTTGTTCGGCATCCCTAAGCGTTGCTACAAAAACCTCTCTGAGTTGGAGGCTCGTGGTTTTGTGGTTACGGGTAAGGATGGCAAGACCAAAATTGTACGCTTTACCGACCTCTGCGATACGTGGAATAAGGAAAAGTCCGAAAACGGACTAAAAAAGTCCGAAAACGGACTAAATTCAGAAAAAGAAGAAAAGTGTACAAAAGAAGATAAAGATAACTCATGTATTAACAATAAAGATAAAAAAAGCGGGCCTTCTGTTGAGGAAAAAATTGAGGCATTCCGAGCCGCTTGCGCAAAGTACGTTGAGAAGTATGGGAAGGAAATGGTTAGAGCCTTCTTTAACCACTATGCCCAAGTGTGCCCCAATGGAGAGTTACTTTGCGAGAGAAAGCGTAGGGTTGAAGGCGCATTCGACATCGCCCGCAGGATGGCAACGTGGGCTCAGAACGAGGAGAAGTGGCATGGCAATAAGCCCTCTCAGCCCACCCCTCAGAGACCCATCACTCCGAAGTCGGGCAAAACCCCGTGGGAGGCTCTCGGCCTCACCTACGAGCAGTACCAAGAAGTAGTTGTTAAAGGACAGGCAAAATGAGACGCAGAGAGATTTCCATCACCGAGTTCCCGATGCCCAACCCCGTTCCGATGGAGGGCAAACTTCTGAACTCCGTTCTTTCCGATTCGACTTTCATGTCCGACCTCATGCGGATAGTCAAGGCTGACTTCTTCTCCACCAAGGAGAACCGCAAGGTGTGGGAGACCATGGTTGAAATGTACCGCACGGGAGAGGACATCAATATCACCACGGTATTCCCGAAGGTGGATAACAAGAACTTCATTGACAATATCGTCTCGGCTGAGGCCACCTATGGACAGGGCATTCTCCAACTCGGTTGCGCCCTCATGGAGACCTACATCAAACGGGAGGCGTACAACAAGGCCGTTATGGTCTTGCAGGGGGTGGAGACGGGTGCTCCGTTGGAGGCCGTTACAAGCCTTTTCTCGGACTTCAACAAGGACATGGAGGACAAACTCAGCAACGAGACCGTGCGCTCCTCTGTGGAGGTTGCCAACACCCTTGCGGACGATATTCAGAGCGGCAGGATTCAGAGAGTGCCCACGCCCTTTGGTTCGCTCAACTACATGCTCTATGGCGGCTTTGGTAGTGGTAACTTGGTTATCCTTGCGGCCCGTCCCTCGGTGGGTAAAACCACCATCGCCTTACAGATGGCTCAGTGCGCCTCGCTCAGTGGGAGAAAAGCCTGTTTCTTCTCCCTCGAAATGACCGCACAGGAACTCGTACAGAGGCTCATTGTCGGCACGGGGTTGGTCTCCACCTTGGAGATAGTCACTCAGAACGTCAATTGGGAGAACTACGAGCGTGCCGTTTCCATGGCCGTGAACCAAAATCTGAAAATCAACGACAAGGCCAAGACCTTGGAGGAGATATGCACCCGTATCACCTTGGAGGCTCAGAGCGGCAACTGCCAAATCGCCTTTGTGGACTACCTTGGTCTCGTGCGCTATTCTGACCGCCAAAAGACGCAGGCGCAGGTTATCGGAGAAATCACTGCCCGCCTCAAATCCGTAGCCAAGGAGTGCAACATCCCCGTGGTGCTCCTCGCTCAGTTGAACCGAGAGAGTGCAAAGGAGGCCCGCAGTCCTCAACTCTACGACCTCAGAGATAGCGGTGCTATCGAACAGGATGCGGACGTTGTTATAATGCTCGAAAGGCCCAAGGACGATATGGGCACAATAGAGGAGGACAAGATTGATATGTGGGTGCGCAAGAACAGGGGAGGAAAGATTGCCACCGACACGCCAATTCACCTAATTGGCAATAGCAACTACTCAGACTTCCACGAGGAGACCCACGCTATCACCTATGTACCCGAACCCGAACCCGAGCCTATGCCCGCACCGATGCCCGAGGAAAGAACCAACCTTTTTGACGAACAGGAGGAATTTTAATATGTCACACGAACAGATTCTGAACGAGTTTAAGCACCGCTCTGAGGTGCTATGGAATACAAGCAAGAACCCCAAGACCACAGACCCCGTGGCCCTCGCTGAACTGAAAGCCAAAGCCCGTGCCTATGACGAAGTGATTGACTTCTTGGAGGGTAACGCTGAATGGGTATAGAGTTGGAGAAGTGGGTGCGCCTGCAAGGATGGGAGGAGTGCCATACGGCCACAGGAGAGAGATACTTCTGCCGCAAGCGGCCCAAGATGCAACGCATGGCTATCTTTGACAGTGGAAGGGTTGTTATAGGATGGCATGACGTAGGAGAGGCCCACTCTGTCTCCCAACTCGTAAACTTGATTATGACCTATGGCGAAGGCTAACAAATACCCGTGCAAGAACGGCTACTCCAAAATCTATGAGCAACTACTCGGGGGAGAGTGGTGGGCAGAGTGGCCCTTCCATCCCACGAGGAAGTGGAGGTTTGACTACGCCTGTCCCGAACTGAAAATCGCTATCGAAGTGGATGGCGGGGTATTCACGGGAGGCAGGCATAGCGGAGGCGTTGGGCAGGTGAAGGACATGGAGAAGATGAACCATGCCGCCTCAATGCAGTGGTTGGTGTTCCATGCTATCCCCGATGAAATGTTCGATTTGAGGCTACGAGAGTTGATAACGGAGGCGATAAAAGAGCGGAAAACTCAAAAAAGTTAAATTTTTCTTGCTTTTCTCGATTTTTTGACTTATATTTGCACTCAGAAACCAAACGGATAGAAAAATGACACCCTCTGAGTATAAACAAGTCTTGGCCGAGGCGAAGGAATGCCTTCGTTCTGAGTTAGACCACAACGACTTTATCTTCGACTTTGGATATACCGAGCAGTCCTTCCCCAAGCAGGAACGGGAGTTTGTATTAGAGAACGGCATGACCGCCTCCGTTGAGTTCATCGCTGAGGGCCACCGTCACATTGACAGGGGAGACTACTACACCCCTCCGTCTGAGAGCGCAGAAATCACCGTGGGCATCACCCGTATCGAAATTTGGGATGCCGATGGAGAGAGCGTAGCAGAGTATAAGGCGGGTTATCCTTACCACGACACAAATTCATTCACCATCAAATTCTAACTATGGCATCTTTCACTAACGAGTGGGACAAGATTCGGGAGAACCGCCCCACCATCGCAACGCTCGAAAAGAGCAAGAAGAAAATTGACCGCCTTGCCGCCTTCATGCTCGGGGGTAATCCTGTGACGGGGAGAACCATGATTGAGAAATTCAACATCTACTCCTACCGTGACGCAATCTACGACCTCGGCAAGAAGGGCTACAACATCCTGCGCAAGGTCGTGACCGCCCCCAACGGCATCGAACACGTGGTATGGTGGCTCAACGATTTCTCGGAGGAGTTTGTCACCATGAGAAACCCCGCTTTCTTTCGCACAAAGTAAGGATTTTCCTTGCAATTGTTAATAATTTTACGTATATTTGTCCTACAAACAACAACGACTATGGTACACGCAATCAGTCAAGAAGAATGGTCTGTGCTCGGTGACATCGTGGGCGCAACCAAGAACCTGCAAGCCCGCTTAGAGGAGAAGGGCTACTCCGTAATCAACAACTTCGAGACGGGCCTCAACCGTGCTCAGATTGTGTTCATCGTGGAAGTCAACGGGAGCAAACTGTTCTCCTGTGTGGTTTTCGATGCGCTCAACGAGCAGGAACGCCTCAAAGCCGAACTCTTTTCCAAGGGTGAAGAACTCCTGTCTGTGGATAGGGTTGCCATGGAGAAGAAAATGCTCATTCAGCGTCTCTCTGAATTGGAGGGGCACAAGGGGTGCTAACCATGAAACAGGGCTATTTCATCAACGCCTTCTTCGAGGTGGATAAGGTTGACCTTGATTCCGATAGCGCACGAGAACTGCGCAGAGCGGGCAACCTTTTCCCCTCGTTGGACAGGGCGAAAGAGGTTCAAAGAGCAATCCATGATACACTACATAGTCAGCAGTAAGAACGGCTTTGCTCTCGCAGGAACGCTCCAACACTTCAAGATTCCCTACGACTTCAACCCTTTCCTCAAATGGAGAAAAAAGAGGGTAAAGAACGGCTACGGAAAGGACGTTTGGGAGTTCGACCTCTGCACAGAGAGCGATGCCATCATGAAAACCAAAAGCGGTGAAATCACCCTTGCAGACATCATGTTCTACATGTATGAGCACTTCGGGGAGAACACCGACATGGAAATCATTCACCAACACGAATACAATGGATAAACGGGTACTGAAAATCGGTAACTTCGTACAGGATGCGAAGAACCAAGGCTACGCCATTCGGGTAGGCATTTCAGAAATGCACTACACCGAACTTTTTGAGCCCATCAAACTGACGGACGAGTTCTTCACCGAGAACGGATTCAAGGTTGAGGAGTTCAACAATATCAAGAACTACTTCCGCTCTGAGGGAGAGGCTACGATGGTGGCCCACAAGAGCAACGGCCCTCTGTGGGAGATAGACATTCGCAACGGCCAAGACTTCCGCTACGTGGGGAAACTGACTGCCGTTCACGAGGTGCAGAACGCGCTCTCTGAGTGCTTTATCTATTGGAAGATTAAGGCGTGAGAGTGAGAAACAAAACCCTCATGGGGAGGATAGGCGAGCACGGGGAGTTGAACGTGCATTGGGAGGCTCTGAATGCTTTCCTGTCCTCTCACAAAGGGAAGGTGGCGATAGTGAGGGTGGAACTCATGGCCGTAGAGCCCACGGAAAAAACCCGCAACTACTATTTTGGGTACATTGTCCCCGAAATGCAAACCGCCATTATGGAGGCGGGCGAACATAAGAGCAAAGAGGAGACGGATTTGTTTTTAAGGTGCTCTTGTCCGATATGCTATGAGGAAAAGCGAGAAAATGGGCAGTGGGTGCGCAGGGTGAAAGAGTTTGAGGAGTTAGACCAATGCGAATGTGGCGAGTTCATAGATTTTATCAAGCAGTTTGCGGCTGAAAATTACTACAAAATTATAGATGACCCATTTTAATTTCAATAATTTTTCGTTATCTTTGTGTCACAGAGAGGATAGGCTCGGCTCGCTACCAAGCCAAAAGCGGTTTCTGCATTTCCCGTTTCCTCTCTTTCACAAAGATGCAGTAATAAAGAAACGCAGAAATATGGAAAAAATTATTGAAAATCCCCGCGAGGAGTGGGTTGACATCGTTGGTTACGATGGTGCTTACAAGGTAAGTTCTTTGGGTCGTGTGCTCTCTACTGAGAGGGTTGTTCCGAGGCGTGGCGAAGGTGGTAAGCCGATGAAGGAGCGGATTATGAAATGTTGTTTAAGACATGGATACCAATTCGTTGTGTTATACAAGGATAGGAAGGCGAAAAACATGTCCATACACAGGTTGGTCGCGGAGGCGTTTGTCCCAAACCCCAACAACCTTCCTTGCGTGAACCATAAGGACGAAAACCCACTCAACAATGCCGCCACGAACCTTGAATGGTGCGACCATAAGTATAACAACAATTATGGCAACTACAAAAAGAAGATGTCAATAGCGAAGGGTTATCCCGTTGTTATGCTTGGAGACGATGGGTCTGTACTTGCGACATACCACTCTGCATCCGAGGCGGCTCGTGAGGTTGGATTGTCTCAACCAAGTATTAGTGCTTGTTGTCGCGGAGAGAGGGAAAAGGTAGGTGGCTATAAATGGAAATACGTTTAACCATGAAAGAGATACAAGAGATAAAACGAAAATACGAGAAACTCTGCATGGACTATATTCT